CCCTAACGAGAATAAATCAGCGGCCCACCGGGCCCTAAAAGGACCCGGCTATTTGCCCACAAAACGGGAAAGCCCGGTGAACCGGGCTGAGGAAGCCTCTGACTCAAAGTACGCATTCTATTCAAGTGCCGTTGCTCCTTCCCGGGGCAGAAGATCGCCGAAGCAGTGAGATGAACATGGAAGGTTCGATGGCGTGGCCACACTCTCGTCCCGAGGCTCAAACGAAGAGCACAAGGGCGAGGGAACTCCCGCGGCAGGTCAATATATAAGGAGATAGATGAGCAGCAGAATAGAGATCGTAAGCCACGAGAAGCGGCAGGCCAAGGTGAAGATGTTTCTGCCGGTCCAGTTTGCCGGCGCGACGAGGATCGGAGGTGCCTCCGAGAACATCGGCGCAGGAAGCGAGGCGGGGCGCGAAAGGCAGATATCGGAGGAAGCATTGCAGGTCGGATTGCAGACTGGATTGCATGCCGGGTCGCACGCACTGAATGCCATCGGTGAAAACGCGATCTTTTCCACGCGCGACCAGCTCGAGCCTGTCGAAAGCGATTACATATATCCAACTTTCAGGGCGCTGAGCGCGACGGTGATTCCGGGATACTGGCTCGACTATTCATCGCCGGGCGTTCTGGAGGCCTCGGCGCCGATGCTCGTGGGGCAGACCGTCTATAAGAATCACGACTTTTGGGATGTCGAGCAGTGGCTCGGGGTCGTCACCGGTTCGACGTGGGATGCTGCCGGCCAAAGCAGCAACGGCGTGCCTGGGATCAACGTCGAGATGAAGATCGATTGGAAGATGAATCCTCGGATAGCGCGGGGTTTGTTGATGCAGCCGCCCGCGATCCATTCGGCCAGCGTGACAGTGATGTTTGAGTATGACTATTCGCACCCGGCGTTGGCTGAAGCGGGCCGGTTCTGGGAGAGCCTGGGCGAACAGCATGACGGCGAGACGGTCCGTTTGATGGTGACGAAGATACTCGGGTATTGGGAGATATCGCTCGTGTTTCAGGGGGCGGACCAACTAGCGAAGCAACTGGTTGTATCGCAGCAGGTGGAGGAAGGAAGAACGGGATCTAAGGCCTCGCAGTTTTCCGAGGAAGTGAGGAACGCACTCGGGTTGTCGCCGGCCGGTAATAGCGAGATGGGCGCGGAAGTCCTGGAGGCGATTCACGCGCTGGCGAGCTCTGCGCGAGTCGGAGATGAATTGGTCGCGCGGGCGCGTGCCGAGGCGCTGAGAGTAGCGCGTCTTGCCGAGGGCACCGAGGATTCGGACGATGCTCCGCTGCCAATTGCTCAAATGATCAACAGCGCCACACCTGAGCAGTTGGAGCGCATTACGCAATATTACTCAGAGCGAGCAGCGCGAAGATTTCCGCATACGTGCCAGAGCTGTGGTGCGACGAGCTACGTGGTCCGGTCGTCGATTGAGCCGCCGTTGAATGGGGAACGTGGGGCGGTGGACTCGAGGGTGGCGGAGAGTCTGCATTAGGGCGGGAAAAGAAGTAGTCAGTAGACAGTAGCCAGTAGTCAGTAGAAAAGCATGCGTGATAGTTCGTTTTGAGTGGTATGACAACGTCGAATCCGCGGAGCGCCCTGGGAGCGCGGGCGTCCCGCCCGCAATGAGCGCCGTTAGGCGCGAAAAGGCCTTTCGTTAGAGGCTGTGTTGAGTTAATTGCGTCACCTTGAGTGGCAGCGCGTCTTCAATATTTCGCGCTAAAGCGCTCATTGCAGGCAAGGATGCCTGCGCTCCCAGGAAGCGCTGCGCGCTATAGCTACCACAAAGCTCTCCGCGCTTTTCTACTGGCTAATTATCCGGAAGTGTGACTGAAGATCAGAAAGCAGGAGGAGAGATGAGATTACGTTCGCAGATAGAGGGTCTGGCGGTGCCGGCAATTGTCGCCTCGGTGCTCGCCAGAGATGCGATTGTGGCCGTAACGGGAAATCGCACCGTCGATAAAGCAGGGGCCAATGCCGTTGCGATCGGGCGCATCAGTAAAACGGCGCTCGAAGCGGGCGGCAGCGGCACCATCGAAACGCGATTCAAGGAATTGATCGAAATCAAAGCTGACGGTCTGCTCGTGGCCGGCGACGTCGTAAAGCTCTCGGCTGCAGACGGCGCGGGCAATCAGCGCGTTAAAAAGTGGACCGGCCAGACCGACACAGTCGCAGGCGACAAGCCGGAGACCATTTTCGGAATCTGCTGGAACGGCGGAGCGGATGGGGGAATTGTCGAGGTCCTGACTTATTAAGGGGCGAAAGTAGTCAGTAGACAGTGTGAAAAGTGGTCAGTGGTCAGTGTGAAAAGTGGTCAGTGGTCAGTGGTCAGTGGTCAGTTGGAAAAGCCGAGGCTAGAGGTCAGAGGTTAGAGGTTAGCAAACAGGCGTTGAGAAGAATTCAGATTTGATCGGTCCAGGCAACCTTGAATGCCTGCCCAACTGACCACTGACCACTGACCACCGACCACTTTTTCTATTAAGGAGCTTGAATGATAACTGCAACGCACGGGCTTAAAGGACGAGTCCGGGAGATCGTCAGGGAATTGGATGCTCTCCGAAGCAACAACAAGAATCCGCGCAATGTGAGTTTGCGTGATTTTTTGTCGGAACGTTACGAGCTTTCGCCGGGCCATCTCTATTCAGAAATCGGTATCGAAAGCGGAACCACTGTGCAGGAGTTGATGGCCGACTCTGATAACGCATACCTGCTGTCCGAGATAATCCGCGATGGAATGCTTCGCGGTATGGGACTCGCACAGCGTGAACAACTCGCGGCGATCAAACGGGGTTTCATATCCCAGGGTCCTGTTCTCAGCGAAGGCAATGGCGGAGCGCGCTATATCACGCCCGAAGTCTTTCTCGACCCTGTCATGCGCGGCGCAGTGCAGGCGGTTTTCTATCCGGACCTTACGGTGCGCGAGATCATGGTTGGGCAACCGACGGCGACGATGCCTAAGCTGGATTTGAGCGATGCATCGGTGGTCGATTCCGAAGAGGGCGCAACGATCGAAGAGGGCTCGGTCACTTACGGCAGCAAAGACATACGCCTGAAGAAACAGGCCAGGGGAATCAAGATCACTTACGAGGCGTTGAAGTTTAACACGCTCGATCTGGTCTCGCTCTTCTTCGAAGATTTCGGCCGATTGCTCGGCGCTCGCCTGAATGGCGAGGCAGTCTCCGCAATTATCAACGGCGACCAGGCCGATGGCTCGGAAGCGGCCGCGGTAATCGGCGTGGAAGATACAGCGAAGGGCGTGCAATATCTGGACGTGCTGCGCGTGTGGCTTCGCCTGGGGCTGCTGGGCCGTCGCAGCACCTCGATCATCGGCAATGAGACCACGGCAATCACTTACCTCGATCTGCCTGAAGTAAAGAACAAACAGTTCACCGGAAGCGCCCTGCTTCCAACAATGGTGAAAACACCGCTTCCCACCGATCAGGATATTTACGTCAGCACGAAGGTTCCCATCGACCAGCTCGTCTTTCAGGACAGCTCGGCGTCACTCGTGCAATTGACGGCGTGGCCGTTGATGCTCGAGGTCGAGAAGATTGTCAGCAAGCAGATCGAAGGCACGTTTGCATCGGTTTATACGGGGTTTGCGAAGCTGCAAAGGAATGCGAGCGTGGTTGTGGATGCGAGTATTCCGTTTGCTAGCAACGGGTTTCCTGCGTGGATGAGCCCGTTCGCTGATTAGGGGCCGGCGAATGCGCGGAGCGCCCCTGGGAGCGCGTTAGCGCCAATCGGTACAGGGAGCGTTAGCGACCTGGTCGGGATTTCAGTGGCTCTCAACCCGCTAGTTAATTCATCAACTCTGCCGGGCTTCCACTCAACCGTTAATCTCGCCTGCTGTCGCACGCGTGCGGGCAGGGATGCCCGCGGTCCCAGCAAGAGGCGGCGCGTGTAGTTGACGGTGCGTGGTATGGGATGTCCAACCAGGTCGCTAATGCTCCCTGTACTGATTGCCCTGCGGGCGCTCACAGGACGCTACGCGTCTTCGACGTAGCTAACTGACCAATTTTACACAGAGAGACTAGAGTGAAGATTTTAAAGCTTAAAGATGAAACGACGGGATTTCATGATCCGGAGACTGGGTTCAAGGTTGTGCGCGGTCAGGAAATGCGAATGGGCAGGCGAGTGGGAAAGTTGACTGCGCGAGCAATCGCGCATGGACGGTTGATCGAAGTGCGTGGTGAGGCTGCGAACGCGGAAGAGAACTCGAAGGCGGCCCGAAAGCGGGAGAAGGGAAAAGTGGTCGGTGGTCAGTGATCAGTGGTCAGTTGGGTGGGCATTCAAGGTTGCGTGAATCGGTCAACATAGGATGCCGGTCAATCGCTTTTACTGA